ATGTGCGTCAGCTTCAGTGCGATATAGCTCAGTTTTAATGATATAGACATCGCAATTAGCCACAAGCGACTCCGCCAAGATATGAGTCTTGATTCGATAATCTGGATAAGCATTTATAAACTCCTTCAATCGGTCTTGAACTGAAACATAATCATCAAGGTAATTCGACATCTAACTTCTCTCTCCCTGCGAAATCATTTATCGCATCTTCTAACTGTTCTTTTAATGAGTAAAATGTGCCATCTGGCCAGTTCTGTGCTTCATCTGCGCAAGGCTGGCAATAGAACCTAACCTGTGCTTTTCGAAGCGGTGTCTCGCTTTGGACTTTCCAAACTGCTGGTGTTGTAGCTCTTAAATCCCAGCCGTTCTTATTTTGTCCCCAGCGATATTTGCAGTAGTCGCAGTATTGATTCTTATTGTGATTGCGAGTCAAACTCAATGTCATCCCAATCTTCTGGTGTAGAAAATCTGCATCGACCCAAGATAGCGGCGTATCCAATGAGATCGAGATACGAATCTTCGCGCTCTGGACTTTCCACCATTCTTGAGAGTTTTGTCGCAATAGCAATAAGCGCCAAGTCAGATGGGTCTCTGAGCTGAATACCGAGAGCTCTCGCGATTTTGTAAATGCGTAGAAAATTGTGCCTCGGGTCGCCATACTCAATCCCTCTGTCGAATAAGGTAGCACCAGCATCGTCGAGCCAGTCACTTAACGATTTCTGTGTATCGGACACTTGCTCTCCCTCTCTTATATCCTTCATTAAAGGCTTTGGCTTTGGCTGAAGTCCAAAGAGCCCATAAGTAAAGGCCGAATAATGGAATTAGGATTGAAAAGCCAACTATTTGGGCATCAGATAAATTAGGAAACATCAGCACTCACCCCATATTTATCCAGCCAATATGCAGATATCTCAGCCTTTGATAAACGGCCTCTAAGCTGCTTCTTACCCATTCGCTCTTTAGCGAATCGTCTGATTATTGATCCCTTAACCCAATTTGTCTCATCAGTCCAAGCCCCTGCTTGAGAATCAAATCGAATAAGAGTTACTTTATTTACCATTTTGCTCCCGTTCTGTAATCCTTAAATGGATTTACGGGATAAATGTATTTGCTTAAATCTATTTAGACAAGTAAGAGCTCGGAGTGTCGGATATCTAAGAAGCCAGCTAGTCTTTCATTAAAGGCTTTGTTGGCAAAGTCGGTGGATATAGGAAGGCGCTTTAGAGCCCATTCAGGCTCGTTTATAGCCCCTAAGTCCCATTGATAGACCCCTCTAGGTGTCGAATTGATATACAGGGTCTTAGCGCCCGTTCTAGCCCTTATATCGGCCAGATAATCCCACTTCTTCTTCTCTATCATCAAAGTATCGTAATGAGTCCTACGGCACTTAAGCTCGAGAAAGGCGTTATGGGTTACGCCATCTGCTCGGTCGGTCGCTGATAAAGGCTGCAAGTCTGGATAAAGCGACTTGAGAGCCTCGAATAACTCAACCTCTCGAAAATAGATTAGTTATCTTCCTCGCCATCTTCCCAACCTATTTTTCTTATTGGGTCATCGACTGGCACTATCCAATCAGGATAAGAATTTCTATCCATAGCAAAAGCCAGAGCAGTGCCTTCATCCATTCCAGCTCTACGGCAAGCCTTATAGACTTCATTGGCAGCAATAGCCCAGAAATCCAACTTTGTTAAAGGTGTCTCTTTAGTAGTCCTGCGTCTTTTAGGACGCTTGACTGCCTTCTTACTTACGCGCTTTCGAGTTGCCATTTCTGACCCCTTTCGCTAGGGCCAATTCTAGCTGAGACTCCATTTTATCAAGGCGCGACACTATTGGAATATTCTCCAATTTGATGATGTATCGCAGACCAGCAATCAGTAGAGCTATTGATCCTAAGACTGAAGCTACTAAGGTGGCCAATTCAGCCGCGGGCATTAACGGACTTTGCCGTAACGCTCATAGTTAGGGTTGAGCCAGTTGATGATGCTAGGCAAGACTGATACTAGAGCTGCATTTGCAATGGCAGCAGGGTCGAATCCCACCGCTAGATAAGTCGCTAGTGCTGCTGCTAGAAATGCTTTGCCCCAGCTTTCGGCGGCTTTTTTTAGGTCTCTCATTAGTGTCTCCTTCGAGGTCAAAGTAACTGCCATTTTTGTCTCCCAATGTTGTGAATGAAATATGGAAATGGGAGCGGTGAGGGTTAGAGCCTTTGTATTTACGGCGCTTCCAATTCATTATCGGACTCATTATCTTGCCATCGAAGATAATGTATTTAATTCGCTTATCGCCTTTCTTGGCTAACTTACGAATCTTCTCAACTAATGCATACGCTTCTTCTTTGTGCGCTGATAGTTCAGAATCGATATCTATAGCTCTAACGATTCCATCTCTTGGTATATGGTCAGAAGTGCTTTTAGCGAGGTGACGAGCATCAGCAATCCAGCCATCAGACTTCCTATCGCGATCAGGATAATCGTCATCGATTTGCTCCCGAAGTTGAATACCAGCTGCACACAGTTTGGCCATTATATATGAAAATTGTTCTAGGATAACAGCAAGCGAGCTTCGTCTGCCGTAATGCCTAAACGCTCTAATAAAACGGCCTTGGCATTTTTTGCTTCTAGCTCCGCTTGAAACTTTGCTTCATCTCTAGCAGCAATAACAAGATGTTCTTCATACTCAGCATCGGTCATTTCGCGGTCTATAAACTCGCCTTCGCTGTTGTAGATTCTAACTTCTGGTCTGGTCATATTATGCAACTCCGTAGATGTAGGCTGTTCCTGCGCTAAATGTTGATCCTGTAAAAAAACTAATTGTGCTAATGGCTGCTGAATTATCATAATATGCTGTCCCCATCATATTACGCTGAGCTCCTGCAATATAGCCATTAAAATTAAAATCACAATTTATGATGTCTGTATCATTGTAGCGATAAATATTGATAACTCCGTAGCCATTTTGAGTGGCTGTTGCGTTATTGCCTAAATCTACCATTTCAATTATATTTGTTAGAAAACCAGTATTGAGGGATACGCTGGCACCTTCCATACGCAGTTGGGAGTAAGAGTAGTTATTGCCAGTATCAGTATTCATTCTCAAATATACTGTGCCATTTCCTGCTAAATAAACGCCTTTAACCACAACTAGTAGATTTTTGTATGAACTAGATAATGTTGAACTTGTGGTAGTTGCTCCAGATAAGCTTAGTGTTTCAAGTAAAGTTAAACCGCCACCGCTAGGCGCAGCAACCCACTCTGGAGCAGTTGCGCCAGAATTAACTGCGAGCAGTTGCCCAGCCGTTCCAATGCCGAGCCTTGCTACTGTGTCGGCTGCTGTTCCATAGATTAAATCTCCTGCGGTAGTTATCACATCAGCAACAGGATCAACAGCCCACTTTAATCCTGTTGCTTCAGCAGAATCGGCGGTAAGAACTGTTCCATTTGCTCCAACGCCTAATCTTGCATCTGCGGTGTCGAAAGTAAATAAATCGCCCTTGGTTGTAAGAGGCGTTTGATCTGCTGTAGTTCCCCATTCTGGAGCAGTTCCACCAGCATTAACTTTTAATACTTGTCCAGCAGTTCCAATAGCAACTCTAGCCTTAGCAGTTGAGCTAGTGTAATAATCAATATCTCCAGCAGTAGTTCCTGGATTCAAATTCTTTACTGTGGTATCAGCAGATGATCCAAGTGTGCGGATAGCAGCTGCGCCATCTTTGACTAAATCCGTATCATCGGGCGTAGTCCAAGAGTAATTCGTTGTCGTTGCCATTTATTCTCCTATGCTACGATTGTAGCGTCTAGCCAGTATAAAGCTGGGTTTATTGTATTCCAAGACTCGGTCAAAGGAACATCAATCCATTTCATCGCCTGAAGGCTGAAAGCTAGAGGCGAGACATTTAGAGTTAAGTTAAGTTGATTAAGGCTAGCCGTCCAAGTCCAACCTTCTACGAATCCTTGAAATTCTCCATTAACCATATTGGTTGGCCCATAAATACATTTAGTAGGTCATCGCGTTCCGCATCGGGTATTTCTGGGCTTGCTACTGGGAAAGTTATCTGCCTTAAGGCAAATTGAGGATAGGCGCGAATAAGTAGATAGAAGGCTGCCTGAGCCTCTGCATCCCCTTGGTTGCGTAAAGTGGTGGCTATAGTCGTTGCTAGTTGCCCATAGAGGCTTATAGAGGCTGCATCGCTATCTGTGGTGCTTTGGTTGCCAGCAGAGCCATAACTAATGGTTATTGAATTTCTTACATCTCCAGCTCGCTTTAAGATTGATAGGGCTGGGCCAATTGCATCGTTGCCATCTAAATCAACATATCCATTAACTGCTATGTATTGCGCCCTGTGTGTCGAGTCTGCATAACCGATTCTGCCTTGAGCATCTTCATAGAGATATCCAAGTCCGCTAGTAGCAAAGCGAGCAGCTAGGTTATAAACTGTGTCATTCAAATTATTTTCAGAATGAAGCTCATAATCTCCTGGAGTATCAATTTCTCCAAGGCCCGTATTTTCTGCATCCTGCCATTGGACTAGTGGATCATAGCCATTCCAAGTCTCGGCAGCTGGCACTTCATTCCATTGGTTTAATAGAACTGTGCTTAGTAATTCAAGAATTCGGTCACCATCAAATTGGTGGGCAAAATTGCCTACATAGACTGCTCGGTTAAGTCTGGCCAGAGCTCCTACTGCAACTATATTAATTCTTTGAGTTGTTGCACTTGAACCAGAAATATCGACTGTAATGCTTAGGTCAGTAATAAAGCCACCAAATAGATTTACATAAGTGGCTGTTGAATCTTGGACTTCAATAGTTACTGCATCGTTAATCTCAAAGGGAACTGAGGCCTCGGCGGTTTCAAGAAGCGTAAGGTTGCAATATCCAGCAATAGGCTGAGAGTAAATATCTGTCCGACCCGAGGTAATAGTTAGGCCGCTAAGTGTTGCGCCAGTAACTGTTGATCCATTTACCTTAACGCGATAGATAGGATTCCAGATACTCATAAGACTAGTTGGCTACCCCCGCCACCCGTTCTGGCTTGAGTCTGATTTAGCGCCA